CTCGCGGCTACACCAGTTAAAGCAACCGTTACCGGCGCTCCACCAGCAAGAGATGCAAACGGGACTTCGGCAAATGCGGCTATACCAAACATGGCTTACGGCCTGCGCCGCCCCCGCATTAAGTTGTGGCTAAACGCAACAGAGCAGTCGAGGTCGTGTTGGAAGGCATCGTCAAGGTAAAGGTTCCAGCCGTGATTGTCTGTGAACCAAACGTGTGAACGCTGACCGCCTTGTTACTCTGTGTTGAGTTATAGAGTAACACCGCATCAAACGCCGTGGTCAAAGTCACCGTGGTGTAAGTGATCGAAGCCGAAGGCGTAACAAAACCCACACCTGCCGTAGCAGAAGAGTTGGTTGACGTTGGCACAGTTGCAGTTGTTACCGCAACACCGCCTGCCGTATAACCTGTGCCAGACACTTCCCCGGTAGCAGTATATGCCGTGGTAGAAGCATTGACAGTGGCTGATGCCAAGTACAGTGCCGCTTTAAATGTATCCCCAGTTGGAGCCGTCAAACTAGTGCGTGAAACAATAGTCGAAGCGCCAAATTGATGCTGGGCTGACATCAGTTCACCAAGGAACGATGTGCACATTGATTGGGTATTTGCCATGATATTTCCTTATGTAAAAGAAGAGGTTTCGCCACCCGCAAAGGTTGGCGGTTTTTTCAGGGTCACATGGGCTGAACGGTGAACCAGTTCACCTTCCAACCAATACTCAACCCATGAGGTTTGTTCGTTGTCATTGTCCACGGTTCCTTCCCGCTTCTCAAGCAAGGAATCATCCATGTCGCCTTTGGTGGTTGTGACTATCAATTTGAACTCCTTAGGTGATCCGAATCAAAGCGGTTTCTGGGTTGTTTGCAGGGAACTGAATCTTAAAGTCTTGGTTCAAGGTCACCTGATCCGTTCCAAAATTCATCACACCAATTGCCTTGTTGCTCTTGGTGTAGTTGTAGATCAACGCGCCCCGAACTGCAAAGGTGGTGTGCAGCCAGATCGGATCAGTAAATGTGGCATAGCCTGTGCCTGTTCCTGCGCTCACAATCGGGCCCAGGAGGACTTCTCCCCCTGCGGTATACCCACTGCTGGTCACTTCCCCCGCAGTGGTATACACGGTCGTATTCGGGTCCAGGACGGCTGAGGAATCGTACAGAGCTACCTTAATGACATCAGTGAGGAGGTCATGCTGCCCCAGAAGAATCTGTTGCTTAAAACTTGTGACAATTCCGGCTGTAAACATGGGTTACCTCACCGGCATTTTAACTTGGCCGTCAATGTAAGCATCACCACGTTGCTTAGCATCGCCCAAGTTCTTCAACAGCATCAACGCCTCTTTGTACTTGGCATCGTACAAGGCCATCATGTCTTGCTCGCCCTTCATGAACGTGTATGCCTCGACCAAGGAGCCATACAGCAGCACTGAGTCAAAGTTGTCGCCCAACCATGTCGTGCCCGAGGGGTTGTCCACCGTATTGGTGATCGAAGTCGGGTAGTAATAATAGTGCAGCTCAGCTTTGTAGCCCAGGTCTGGCGTGGGACCAAGGATCAACGATAGCTCGGTCTGGTTGGTAGACAAAGGGCCAAAGATGGCGTAGTACTTTGGCTTGGCCGTGTATTTGGGATTGGGGTACACCTGCCGAAGGAAGTTGACATCCTTGTTTTGCAGGTACAAATAGTCACCTTGGAATATCACGGTGCCCGACACTGTGCCGCTGTTTGCAACACTCAGTGTGATGGTTGTTCCGACAATTGTTGATACAACTGCTCCGGTGCCTATCCCCGTGCCATACACAGCCTGCCCAACCACAATGTTTGTGGCGGAAGACACAACAATGGTGAAGGCTGCCGACACCCCTGTGGCCGTTGGAGTGGCGTAGGTGTACAGGGCCAGAGAATACGTGGACAAATAATCTGTTGGGGCCGACAGATATGGATTGTCGGCAGTTACAGTGCCTGTGACATTGCTGCGCAAATTGGCAAGCTGCACCGTGTTGTAGATGCGCTCTTCCGCTTGCTGAATAAACGTGTCAAGTTGGGTGGTCGTAAACGTGTTTTCAGTGTAGTCCGAAATTGCGGTCTTGAGCTCGGTGTAGTTCATGTGATCACCACCTGTACTGGAGACAAGACGGCTGCTGCAACAAGCTGCTTGGAATACGGCATGGGCTGCATTCCAACGCTGGCAAAGGAGCTGTCTGCGGTTGCGCCCACATAGACGGTGACCGCCATGCGGGACTCTGGACGGGGCTGATACAGGGCTTGCGGCTCATTGATTGTTCTCTTGGGCTCCAACTGTGGGTGCTTGGGCTCGTAGCATTCTGGGCAAACCTTGAAACCACGCCAATCCTTGATGAGCGTGAGCAGCTTGTACCGCTGACCACATTGGTCACACAGTGCAATTGCGAATTTGCCTGATGCATATCCTGAGCCCATGCTCTACCTTGCAGTGTAGGAAGGAACAGCAAAATACCCTGAACGTTCCCGGTCTTCCGAAGCGGCCCTGAAGAACTCTTCCTCGTAGAGCTGTTTAAGCAGAGGAATGCGGTCAGGGGCTTTCTTGACTGAGAGGTGGTACGCTGCTCCTGCCACCAATGCAGGCAAGAATCGAAAAGGAACTTCGGCGGTGTTGGTGTACGCCCCGGCATCCTGAATCCGGCGAATGGCGTAGTACCTGAAGATGTACGTGGCTGTGTTATCCGGCGCAGGGTATAAAAACAGCGTTGTTGGAACAGTGCGTTGGATGTAGTATTGAGCAGGACGGGATTGGGTGTACTTGTTGGGCACGTGCAGGTACTCTGCGCGGCCGATGCGATCAATGGTGATATCTTGCTGTGTGCTGGTTCCCGCATTGGTGCGGATTACCGCTGACAAACCGTCCACAGTGTCTGCGGGGAGCGCATACTCAAACGTGCCAGCAACCAGCGACACCTGCCGCTGCTCGATCGTCCAAAGATTTAAGCCCCGGTTGGCCCACTCCGCAAACATCAAATTGATGGAGCGAAGTGCCGTCTTCATATCGTACCCGTCACGGCCCTCAAGGCCGCAACGCTCATACGCTTCGATGATTATGTCATCGAACTCCAGGTTGAAGTCGGATACACCTGAGGTGGACATGATTTCAATAGATCATGGCGGTGCGCGAGCGGGCTGCTCCCACACCACGGACATTGACTTTTTCACCCGGGATGGTCTTGGTAGGACGGCTCAGGGTATCGCCTTGCGACTGACCAGAGTTGTCGGCCATTCCACCTTTGGCAAAGCCTTTTTTGGCGATGCCTTCCCCGCGCATCGCCAACCCGCCTTTATCGTAGGACATACCGCCGCCCATCATCTTTTTGGCAACGCCGCCGTGTTTCATTTTGCCTTCGCCATCAGCGGCAAAAGCTGGCACTTTTTTACCGTCTTTCATTACCATAGCCATGCCGCTGTGTTTCATGGCTGAATCTTTCATCATCTTGCCGTCAGGCATCTTGTGCATGCCGTCTTTTTTCTTGGCCGTCATTGCCATCATCTTGGGGCTCATTTTTCCTGCCATATCACCACCTCTTTTAAAAGATTTGCCTTTATCGGCATTGCTAAAATCTTGCCCCACGGACTGTGGAACTCCTACTTTCTTGGCAAACGATGGATTGTGGGCCACCGCCTCCATAAACCTGTGCTGTTTCTTACTTGTTGACGGCATCTTTATGTGCCCACCGTTGTACGGTATCGGTTTCCCAGATGCGGATAACCATCCACACGATGGTCAACACGCCGCCAACAAGTGTCACCACAGGAGTCATCCATCCTAAGAAGCCACCAAGGCCCATCACTACGGCAGCGCCATCGGTCATTGTTTTTACATCGTGGTTCATGTCAGCATTTCCATGCCCGAAGGCTTTTGTTGATACGTGAATCCGGGTCCTTGGCTGTCTTGGGACTGGTCAGCTTTTTCTTCATGCCTTCCATCCTGGCGCAGAAAGAGTCTCGCCTGCTGCCGCCCTCGGGTTGAGGAGGCTTTAGGTTCATCCCTTGCTTTTTCGCAGAGGCTCGCCCCTTGGCGTTGAGTCCGCCCTTGGGGTTCTTGCCTTCCTTGCGTGTCCATGCCGGTGACTTTGCCACGATCAATACATCTTGCACTGCTTGTTGCGAGCCACGCCAACGCCTCGT